GGATATTATTATCTCTGGTTCTATAGAGGAAAGACAACACGAAGCTCTACAACAGAAAAGTGCAGTGGCTAGCGCTGTAATTGATGGCGAAGGGTTTGATGATAACGGTAATATGCCGTTAAGTGTTGGAAGTCTAAAACAGTTTTTACAAGCAGCAATTGTCTAGTAGCTCAGCTGGCAGAGCAGGCGACTGTTAATCGCCAGGTCCCTGGTTCGAGCCCAGGCTAGACAGCAGTATTGCGGACGTGGCGCAGTTGGTAGCGCGAGACCTTGCCAAGGTCTAGGCCGCGGGTTCGAGCCCCGTCGTCCGCTCGTGGTTAGATTAACTAGGATATATACAAAGACTGGTGATGCAGGCACGTCTGCGCTCGCAGGCAATGACCGTCATCCAAAAGAAGATTTAATCTTTAATGCTATAGGCACAGTCGATGAAGCAAACTCATCTATTGGTATTGCCATGTGTTATGTAGATAAAGAAGACGTCTACACTTTGTTAAAGAATATACAGAACGATTTGTTTGATTTGGGTGCCGACCTTGCTTCGCCAAAAGTGTCGGTTACAGACGCTCACATTACTTATCTTGAAACTAATATAGATTTGTACAACGACCAGTTAAAGCCACTGGAATCTTTTGTACTACCTTCAGGGAGCAAGGCTTCTTCCTACCTACACCTATCTAGAACAATAGTTCGTAGGGCAGAGCGTTGTGTTTGGGATTCTGTAAACCAAAGGGAGACCAACCCTCTTATAGCTAAATACCTCAACAGGCTATCTGACCTGCTGTTTGTCCTAGCTAGGTACCTGAATGGTGGTAAAGATATACTGTGGGAGCCGCAAGTAAAACTATTGGCAGATGGTGTAACTGGCAACACGCCTGGCTCTGGACCAGGAGACTCTAGGTTCGACCCCTAGTCTGCCAGCTTTAGCAGTACATACAGCCATATAGTAAATAAACTATAAGGATGCCTAACGCACCTAAAACCCCTACGCGTACTATCCGCGTATCAGACCAGCTGTGGACAGCGGTCCAAAAGAAAGCTGCAGCTGAGAAGGTTACAGTGACCAGCATTATTATCGAAGCCCTTGAAAACTATATTAAAGAAGATAATTAAATGGGAAAACACCACGATAAGGTTGCCGCTGCTCTTAAGTGGCGTCAGGAGACAATGCCCAAGGGTTCTGGATACAAGAAGCCTGGCAGCATGAACCCACGTAAGACTGGGTTCCGCAGTTATACAGCCGCGGAGGCTCGTAAAAAGATAAGTTGACAGGTATCCCACCCCTGTATTAGGTTGTCTATGTAAACAACAACAACCAAAGGGGATTACATGGACGTCACCTCAGTACGTGCTTATATCAAGCAGTACGTTGCTTTAAAAGATGAAGTAGAAACTTTATCAAAGCGACAGACAGAACTTAAAACTCGTCTTACAAAAACTATTGATGAGTTTGGTTCAACAGATGAACGCGGTCATATTGTACTAAGCGTTCCTACAGATACATCAGAAGAAGACGACCTTCAAATTATGAAGCAACGTCGTGTTTCTAAAAATTTAGACATGGACCTTGCAGAAACCATTCTTACTAAAAAAGGTCTAAAAGATAAATGCGTTAAGATGGTTCCTCAAATTGATGAGGCTGCAATCATGGCTGCTTTTTATGAAGGCTACCTTACTGAAGAAGACATTGACACTATGTTTCCTTCAAAGGTTACCTATGCATTTATCGTTGGGAAATAATGTCAACAACTAGAAATAGGTTAGAACGTAAACTTGACGAGTACAACCACACAATGGAACTTATAAGAACTGTTGTACCAATAATGGTTTTGTGCCTTCAGATTTACATACTACTTAAGCTGCTTTAATATGACAGATGAAATAGATAAAATGTTTTCTGACTTGGATAGTTATTATCCAGGCAGTAAACGAAAGCGCAGGGAACCAAAAGCTCCCGAGGTAGAAGTCGATGACACGTGGGAATCAAAGTCCTACAAAAAGACTCTGCCTAATGGCAAGGACATGGAGTTCTACACCATTGGCGCTCTCGCACAAGCGTTGGGACGTCCCGTAATTACTATCCGTCAATGGATAAAAACAGGATACCTACCGCCATCACCTTACAGACTTCCTACAAAGAAGAATGTAAATGGAGAAGACCACAAGGGTCGTAGGCTATATTCAAAGGCTCAGATAGATTGCGTGGTAGAATTGTTTAAGACCGCTGGCGTTTTGCACGTGAAGCGAATACAGTGGCCTAATCAGCAATTGACTAACGCAATCGCTGAGGCTTGGAAGAATATCCAAGTCGAAGACTCTAAAACAACTGAAACAAAGGAATAAAAAAACTATGGCAGTAAACCGTACGGAAGAATATCTTCCACAAAACGATGAGTTCGACACCGCAACCATCGAAGAACGTCCTGCAGCAGCAACAACAAATGCTGTGCAGTCTGGTTGGGATGCAGCAGAAAAGCTGTCAACAACCGCAGGTGACTACCCAACAGAATTTAAATTTGTTGACGGTGAGTTCACAATTGTTAAGTTCATTGACCAGAATGGTCCATTTGCAATCTACAAGCAACACTTCCTACAGCAGAAAACTGTTGGCAAGCGTTCGTATGTTTCACTTGGGCCTAACGACCCACTATGCACCAAGCTTGGTAGCAAGCCAGAAGATAAAAGAGCGTTCACTATTGCAGTGATTACTCCTTCAGGCGTTGTTCGCCAGATGCTTATTGCAAGCCCACGTTTGTACAAGACATTGTACGCAGCAGAGTTTTCCCCACAAGGACCTTTGACTAAGAACTACTGGGCTATTAGCCGTACAGGCAAAATGCAACAAACTGTGTATCACCTCAACGCAGTAAAGCCTCGTGACCTCATGGAAGACTGGGGTATTGATGAGAAGATGGCCGAAGAAGGCGTGGCACAAGTCAAGCCATTCGAACGCTCTGTAATCAAAGAACACACATGGGCTGAACTAGAAGAGATTGCAAACTCTCTTCTTTAATCACTAGAGTTCTGGGGGCCAGTAAACTTAATCCCCTTTCGTCGCTGGCTCCCAGACACCTACATTAATCGAGGTAATCATTTGAATATTATTACGACAACTGAGCAACTAAAAGAACTCGTTGATTACTACCTAACACAAGACGCATTTGCATTTGACGTAGAAACAGTAGGAGATAGAAGAGGAGTTCCAGTTGTTAATCAAGTACTATGGCTTAGTCTTGCGACTTATGGTCGTGGGGATGTTATCCCGATGGGCCACCCACATGGTGAATTTATATCTGAAGTTTTCCCACTTACAGGGCAAGGAGAAAAGCGCGTACAAGCTGGCCTTCAGGCTAGGGAAAGCGATTACTCTAGGGACAAGCGCAAAGCTGTTAAAACTTTCGGCGAAGCTCCTGAACAACTACACCCAGCGGAAGTCTTTGCTGCTTTAAAACCTTTATTTTTTAGTGACAAGTTAAAGATTGGTCACAATTTAGTTTTTGACCTTTGCTCAGTAGCAAAGTATTTTGACAAAACCATACCTACCGCTCCCTATTTCGACACCATGGTTGGCTCATTTATATATGACAACCGTAATAAAAACCGATGCGGTCTTGATGATTGTCTAGAGCGAGAGCTTGGTTACAAAATGGAAAAAGGTGTTGGAGCTCAAGTAGAAATTCACGCCTTTAGTACTGTTGCTAAGTACGCATACTTAGATGCTAAGTACACCTTCATGCTTTGGAAGGTGGTACGAGATAAAATTAAAGAAGCCGACGTAGAGAACATCATGAAGTTAGAGATGGATGTTCTAGAGGTTCTGTGCCACATGAAGCTTACTGGCGCACCTATTGATACAGATGCCCTAACCACCCTGCACACACGGTTAGAGGAGGACATTGAGAAGGCACGCGCTCAGATATACAAGGTTGCAGGTCGAGTATTTAATATTAATTCTAATCAAGAAAAACAATACCTTTTGTATAGCCCAAAGTCTTCAGGTGGTAGAGGTCTTAAACCAAAAATTCTTACCAACAAAGGTCTTGAAAAAGAGATGCAAGGCAAGGACCTTGACTACATGGACTACTCAGTATCAGCAGAAGCTTTAGAGCCCTATCGTGAGAAAGACCCGATGGTTCATGCTTTGCTTGAGTACGCTGACCTAAATAAATTGCTTAGCACATACGTTGTGCCATACCTTGGAGGCGATGTTGTACGAACTGTCAGCGGCAAGTCTAAAGTAGAATACAAAGAAAGTCTTTTAGTTAGTGGCCGAGTGCACGCCGATTTTGTTCAACACGGAGCTGAGACTGGCCGTTTTTCTAGCCGTAATCCAAACTTACAGAACATACCTAATCCGTCTGCTAGCGACAACGGTAAAGCTATTCGTAATCTATTTTATGCCCCAGAGGGCTATAAGTTAGTAGTTGCTGACTACTCTCAGATTGAACCTCGTATCATCGCGTCTATGTCTAAAGACAAGACCATGATGAAAAACTACCTAGAAGGTCAAGACATCTATACAACTGTAGGAGATGTTATGGGGGTTAATCGTCAGGCAGGCAAGGTCCTTGTTCTTTCTATGGCGTATGGTGTAGGCCCCGATAAGATTGCAAGGTCTATTGGTTGCTCGGTCACAGAGGCTAGAACACTTTTAGGAGACTTTGCTTCTAAGTTTAGTGCTGTTAACTCCTATAGAATAAAGGTCGTAGGAGCTACCAAGGTTAAAAAGTACGTGACCACCATCATGGGTCGCAAAAGGTACATTCCAGACATTAACTCTAGCGACTTTATAAAGCGTGGTAGTGCAGAAAGACAGGCGTTCAACACACGAATTCAAGGCTCTGCTGCAGACATCATGAAGCTTGCTATGATTAGAGCACATAATCTTATTCCAAAGGAAGCCAGCATATTGTTAACCGTGCATGATGAGTTGGTTACCTTGACACCTAACAGTCTTGCTGAAGAGACAGCAGCGGCAATTAGGGAAGCTATGGAAGGTATACAGCTTCTTGAGGTTCCTCTTATTGCTGACATTACAACAGTTCAGAGATGGGGCGAGGCAAAATAATGTGGCCGTTTAAAAAGAAGAAGCCCTTAAATATAGAATTTGAAACTA